TGCACACACATGTCAAAAACATATTTTCCAATGATGCCATTCGACAAAATCATGAATGGCATCATTGGAAAATATGTTTTTGACATGTGTGTGCATCATGGATTGAATCAGGCTACAAAAATCACACAACGGGCGTGTTGTGCTGCTCAAAAGGTAAAAGACTTTGTTAAAGATGATGGATTGTTTGGGCCTAGAACTTTAAGCGCAATGAACCATGCTTCATTTATGCTGATTCCAGCTTTAATTTCTGAGCGTACCGGATTCATGAGACATTTAGTTGCTGTAAATCCTAAGCTTGATGTATTCTGGGATGGGTGGGTGACTAGGGCTTTTGACATTTAATAGGGGTCAATTATGAATTACGGGACAGATTTAAAGTTAAAATCTGGTTATGGTGGTGGTAAGCATCCAGCAGGTAAAGACAAGCCACGTGCAGGGGCTGCAAAAGGTCAAGGCATGGGTATGGGTGGATATAATGCTGGTGCAGTAAATAAAGCTATGGATGGCGTTAAAGGCGGCGGTGGTAAACCAACGTACTATAATGGCAGTTCTAAGATGGGGCGTTAATCATGAGTGTCAATCATGAGTCTCATAAAGCACGAGTTAATGAATACGCTGCTAAATCAGGTCATAATGTTCAATACAATGACGGCGGTATAGGCGGCTATCACGTTCCTATGAGCAAGCAACAGCGCAAAGATTGGGCTGCTGCGGTTAAAAAAGCTGATTCGTTGGCAGGTAAAAAACACGATGAAGCTAGAGATAAACGTGATCGGGATTTTATTTCCGGTAGTTAATAACCATTTTGTTTCAGTCAACAAAATGGTAGGGGACTAATTGTCCCCTTATTTTTTAATCAATTCGTGACATTTTCCATTCTTCAATCCCTCTTTCTTCTTCTTCATAATCCTTTAATTCCTGATCATCATATTCAATTTCGGATTCATCACCGTGATATAAAGAGTTTGAGCAAAGCATTTTAAACCCCTTAATCATTATCTGGAAAAGAGCGTCCAATAGCCTTTAATCGCTCATATTCGTTTGTATCTTTTAAGAATCTATCATATAGCCAGTAATGGGCCTCTTGAGCGGTATCGTAGTTTGGTGAGCATCTATGCCATTGATTTATATGCATCAAATCATATTTGCTGGCCACATAAAGCATGAGGCCATCTTGTTGTATTCTATATCCGGTTAATTCTGGTTTCATTATTTTGTCCTTAAAATAAACTTACTTGAACATTATCATGAGTGAAAATTAATTTAGATTTATCACTGAATCCATATTGTTTATGACCATTTGGCAGAAAAACCAAGTAAGCACTAATATTTCCTTCAATATAATCTTCAAATTCTTGGAGTTTAGTTTCACTATTATTTCCATGGAAATGTTTGGTGTATAATGTCATAGCTATGTTCATGTTATGTTTTCCTGTTATGTTATGTTTTAAAAATTAGTTATTCATAAAGTAGTTGGTTTTTGAATCAATCATTTCTTTTATTTTATCTAGCGCTTTATTCGCCTTTTCTAACTCCATTCCATAAAACTGTTTTATTAAGGCTCTTTCTTCATAGTCACAACTTTCGTTTATTGATTTCTCATATAGCTCTATATGATTCATTTTTGTTACCTCTTATGGTTAAGAACAAACACAGTATAAGTTAAGTATAAGTGACGGTCAAGCATTTCTTATACTTATTTAAATATATCCGCACTTATTCGCGCTGCGCGTGACTTGTGATATAAATTATTATGTTTAAAATAGCTCATTTTTTTGTGATACTTGGAAAATGAAAGAAAAAACTAAGAAAAATGTGGGTGGTAGACCTACAACACTTACAGAAGAAATATCAGCCGCAATAATTGCTGAGGTGCGAGATACTCTTTCAATCAATCATGCAGCTGAATCAAACATGATTCCGCGCTCCACTGTTTCAACATGGATACAGCATGGTAATGATGATTTGAGAGACGGAAAGGACAACATATTTACTCGGTTTACGAACGGCATAAAGAAAGCTAGAGCGGAATTTGTACAAGATACATTGCGTACTCTTAAGTGTGCGCCTAAGAACTGGCAATCAAATGCCTGGTTACTTGAGCGCTGTTGTGCTGAGGATTTTGGTAAAGATAATGAGCTCTATAAACAATTACTTGATGATTATAAAATGCTTATGCAAGCACTGATTGACCAAAACAAAGGGGTTACTCATGGCAAATAAACCTAAAAAGAATTGGATAGCTAAAGCAATAAAGAAGCCTGGTGCATTACATAAAGAATTAGGCATACCAAAAGATGAAAAGATACCAACAAAGAAATTAAAGGCAGCTGCCAAGAAAGGCGGCAAGCTTGGTAAAAGGGCGCGATTAGCTGAAACACTAAAGAAAATGCATAAATAAGGATATTTCATGAGCTTATTAAGTAGTTATTTGAGCGAGCATTTGTTATTGGTTATTGAGACTGAGTTTGAAGCGCATGAGCCAGAGTTGCAGGCTAAATTATTGGCTGAGGTAAAAATCTTTTCTGAAAGGGTGGGTCAATGGATTAATAATAAACTACTACCTAAAGCTGAATAATGTACATCAAAGTATTTGAAAGCCGTAAATCCTCAAGTAGCTATATCGTTCAGCATGATATCTCTATGCGCGGCCTAGGCCATGGCGTCATGTACATTGAAAATCAAGATCACGTTCGAATGAAATTTAATGAATGTGATTTGTTCTATCTAATTGATGAATTCTTTAAGGACAAAGTAAATGAAGAAAGACAAGGTAAAGAAGCTATCCAAGATGATGGACAAGAAAATTAAAAAATCTGAAGAAAAAGATGTTAAGCAAGATGCAAAGATGATGAAAGCTAAAATGAAAAAGGAAAAGAAATAATGAGCGAACAAGCAAAGAATTTTGTAATTGCTAAATTAAGAGAAGATTATGTGTTATTCATGCAAAAAATGATGCAAATGCCAGCTTCACAAATGCAAAAGCAGCAAGCATTCTTGCGTTTTGATGAAGGTCACATGTGGATGCAAAATGCTGTAGGTAGTTATGTTGCGCCTCAAAATCCAGCTTCCGCAAATGATTTAGTGCCAGGCACAAATGAATTAAAAGTTGAGCCTGAAGATCAAGCAAGCCCAGATGAAACCCCTGTAGACGCACTTGTCATTACTCCAGACGAACAAATATCATGACTAAAAAAGTTAATAATGCTTTAGAATTGGCTTTTAAAAAAGCAGTTGAGGAAAGCACCAAGAAAGATAAAGATGCCGTTAAAGCTGCGATGTTTAGCACCAATGCTAAAGTTAAATCCCCTAAGAAAGAGAGTAAGAAAAGTGAAAGTTAAACGTCTCTATGAAATGTCTGAGTTAGAGAAAGCAATCATGCTCATGATTTGGGATGATGTACAAACTATGCCTAATGGCGATACCTGGCGCAAGTATGAGCGTGGCTTCACCTACGAAAATAAAAAGTATCGTTATAGGTGCCGATTTAAAATTGAAGATGGTCACTTGCGTTTGATGGACACAAGCATAGAGCACGAGCAAGTGGTGATTGAGTTAGTACATTAAGGATGATCATGTTTCGTGTAATCAATAAATTATTGGTTGAACTGGATTGGTTCACAGGGATAATGATTAAGCCATTGATATTCTGTCTGTTAATAGAAATCAATTATTTAATATTGAAAGGGATTGATATTTCATATGACTGTTATTAATGAAGAGGTTATAGACAACGTAAATCATCCTGCTCATTACACCTCAAGAAATATTTTTTGTCATTGTGATTTGGCCGGCAGCCTACCTATTGAGTGCATTGATATAACACGCCACTTCAACTTCAATCTAGGTAATGCCATCAAATATATTTGGCGTAGCGAGTTCAAAGGCAAACAGAAAGAGGATTTGCAAAAAGCTATTTGGTATATCCAGGATGAGATTAAGAATCTATGATATGTTTCTTTTGTTTCTACAATGTATCTACCGGCATTCAAGCCAAGCTTTCGTTCAGCAAAATATTTAAACACTGCAACATTATTACATTTGATGGTGATTGCTGGATAGTTCATGAATTTGATTTAAAAGGCATACATGCTAGGCGCGTCAAAGTATTTAGTTCCCCATCATTTATCAGGGGACTGAAATATATTGAGAGTCTAATAGGGATGATTGTTGTTGATATCGGTGAGCGAATAAGTATCAACTGGAAGCCTTATATTGTAAGGAGCTGTAACGAGTTAGACCGCTATATATCTGGCGTGGATACTGGTTTTACATTTAACCCTAAACATCTTTACAATAAATTAATAAAAAACAATGGAAGTAACTACGAGATTTTGTACCACTGGAGGCGATAAAATGGGATTTTTTGGTGGTGATGGTAATTCAGGGGCGCAAGACACGCAGCGCAACGCATCAGACGCATTAATAGACCAGCAATTCAAACAGAATCAAGCCGAGATAGAGCAAAAGAAAAAAAGTTTATACCAGGAGCGTTTGGATATTATCAAATCGCAAGGCGGTCAAGTATGGAAACCTAAGAGGTAATTATGCAACCACCTGAAAATTTCCATAAATTAAATGAGCGATTCCAAGAAGCAAGAGCTTACAAAGACCGCTGGCTAGCCTTATACAAGAATTTATATTTCTATGTGATTCCTGATAGAGACGCATTCAATATCAAATTTAATTACACCGATACCGGTAAGCCGGTCACAAATATGATTTGGGATAACACGGCAATGGTTGCGGCTTATCAGCGGGCCAATGACTTGCATGGTTTACTAATGCCTAAAGACAGGGTGTGGGGTAAATATGTTTTAGATCCACATCAACATGACCAAGTAGATATTCAGAAGGGTCAAATAGTACTGGACAAAATAAATGAACGTATTATGTTTTATCTTAACGAGTCTAACCTTGCTCGTGTTGTTGGGAGTAGCAACCTTGATTTGGTTGGCGGAACGGGAGTTGTATGGGTGGAATCGCCTAGCGATGATGTCCCTTTGTATTTTCGTTCTATTCCCGCTGTGGCTTTGTATATTGAATACAGCAATGATGACGTAATTAGGAATTGCTGGTATGTAGCTAAAATGACGGGTAGGGCAGTCCTAAATACTTTCCCTGGCTATACTGGCACACAAAAAAAGAATCTAGAAGATAATCCTAATGACACTTATGAAGTGAACTATGGTCAGGTTGAATTAGGCCATGACCAATATTATATCTACGCGGTTCTAGATGACGATCCGTTTACAGTGCTATGGGAAGCTTACAGAGACTATCAGCAAATTGTGGTTTATCGTGATCGAGTTAGGCCAGGCGAAGCAGAAGGGCGCGGAATTGGTCTAGATATGATGCCTACCATTATGGACTTAAATAGGATTGTAGAATATTCACGAAAGAATCTAGCATTTAAAGCTAATCCACCAATGTTCTACGATGCAGGCAGTTACTTCAATCCCTATTCGGTTAGACAATGGGCAGGGGCTATGATTGCTCGCAATCCGGGAGGGCGCAATCCTCTTGAAGCATTACAGATGCCAGAGTATTCAAGCGTGTTTAATGAAATCATTCACATGCAAGAAACAATCCAAAAAGCGTTTATGGTCGATCCACTTGGTGAGATACAAACGCCTGTTCGCTCGGCAACTGAGATGTCGATTCGTGAGAATAGAGCGCAGAGAACAGCCAGCACAGACATATCACGATTAATAAACGAGTTGCCAAGGCAAATTTTTGAAGTCGCAGCGAAAATCCTAAACGGGCGTGGATTATTGCTAAAACCAAAAGAAGTAATACCAGGATTTGACCCACGACAATTAAAGTTTGCGTTTCAATCTCCATTGTATGACCTTCAGAATCAATCAGATTTGAATCACCTTATTACATCAATGCAAATCAAGCAACAATTCTTCGGTCAAAGCGCACCTATGATTAGTACAGACATATTCAAAGTAAATCGATTCATCATGGACAAATTAAACTTGCCTGCCGACTTATCTGTATCAGACGATCAATTGAAGAAAACATTAGCAGCCGCAGCCGAACAACAACAAGCACAAATAACAGGAGCACCTCCAACGACTACAGCTGGAGCAGTTCAGTTCCCACAAGATAAAGGGGTAACAATTTGATACAAGAATTGATGGAAGCAAAGCTAATAACCCCAAAAGAATTTAAAATCTATCGTTTGTTTAGTAGCGAAATCGGTGCGGAAGTCTTTAAAGAGATGAAAGAAGAATTGTTTTGGGAAGAGCCAGACGAAACCATGATGACAGAGCAAGTATTAGGTTTCTATGATGGTAGGCGTTCTATTCTTAGAGGAATTAAAGCAACTCTTGAGAAAGTTGAAGCAATGATTAAGAAACAACAATTAGAGGTAGAGCATGACTGATACATTTAGAAAGGTTTATAAACCATTGACAGAAGAAAGCCAGAAACTTATTAAAGATATTAAAGAGCTTGCAGAAGCTATGGAATATCTAATGTTTAAAGTTCAGAGTCGAGAAATGTCATTAGCCATGACTAACTTGGAACAATGTACTATGTGGTCAACCAAAGCAATCGTTCTTGATGATGAAAAAAGGAATGAAGTATGACAGATGAAACGACACCACCAGTTTTATATGCGGGTAAATTTAAAACAGTTGAAGAATTAGAAGCCGGTTATAACAATGCTGCTAAGGTCTATCAAGACAATGAAGACTTAAAGAGTAAGTATGATTCAGTTACTAAGGTTCCAGATGATTATGCTATTCCTCAAGGTATTGAGCTGCATGAGAATGATGTCGCTAATATTAAAAAGACTGCTAAAGAAAGCGGCTTAACTCAAGCACAGTTTGACAAGCTGGCTATGGCACAGAATCAATCAGTTAAATCTAAATTTGAATCATTCGAGAATTCTAAGAAAGAAATCGGTGTTGATAACCTTAATTTGTTACAAGACTTCATTAGTAAAAGTTACCCTGAGAAGGCCGGTGCTGCGTTATTGAAGGAAGCGATTAAGAATAAAGAGGTTAGAGAGGCAATCCTAGAACAACGCAAACAAGCTTTAAATTCTAGTGTTCCAGGAACAAATAAGGTGAGCACAGGTTCTTATAATCAAGTAACTCATAAAGATGTACATGAAGCGCGTGAAGAAATGATGAAGTGTCGTGGTAAAGCTCGCATTGCAGCTCAAAAACGTTATGTTGACTTAAGCTCTAAACTAGCCCATGCAGGCGAATGATGAACACTGTACCTATAGCTGAAATTAAAGCTGAACTTAAAACAATGTATCCAGGCTATCGTTATGATATGAAAGCTATCCCAGCAACATATAGTTATTCACTTACAGTTTTCAAAGGACAAGATAACATTAGTACGTTAATTTTCAAGGCTGAAACTCCAATGACTTCTTTTTGGGAACAAGTTAAAGATTGGATGCGACCCATAATTAGGGTTTATGGGGCTTAGTTTATATTATGGGGTTTCCGTTGACCGTCTACCATTAATCGTGGCCACGCAGGAATTAAAACTCATCATGCCCCACCAAATTATGACACAAGCTGCATGGACAGTGACATGCTCGGTAGGACTATGGCTTAGAATGGGCGGGGCTGAATCCGGATAGATAGCACGCACTGATTCAATTCAGTGGCTCAGGCCAGGTAACACAGTTCTCTAAAGCTGCCCGTAGTTGGTGCAATTCCAACCTTGTGTCGCTATTTACAGGATTTTATCTATGAATGATTTTACGAAAGAAGAGCTAAAAGAATTAATGCACTGCGTTTATGTCTATCGAGATTTATGCGA